CGCAAATATAAAGAACGTAAAATTGATACGTTCATTAAATGGTCTTTAGCAACACGTGGTTATTTAAGGTGGAAAGACTTAGAATTCATACATAATAAATACAACGTAAAATGTTATGGCTAAGAAATTAAATTTATTTCAATACAGAAAAAAAACAAAAGTAAGGCGCAGAGGAATTCACGCTAAATCTAAAACGTCTAACTTAAAAACAAGTAAAAATTATGTCAAACAATATAGAGGGCAAGGAAGATAATTGGTCAATGGCTATAGGTTTATATCCCGGATTATTATTCGGTGTAAGAACTTATGAAGGTCCAGTTTGGTCACAGGTAGTATTTTATATACCGTTTATTGATCTTGCTATAGAATGGAAAAATTAATATGAAAGCACCTATATTTACAGAAAGAATACCTTATAAACCTTTTGAATACCCTGAATATTATACAGAAGGTTGGTTGAAACAAGCTCAGGCATTTTGGTTACATACAGAAATACCAATGAGCGGTGATGTAAAGGACTGGAACGAAAAATTAACGCCAGAAGAAAAAAACTTAGTAGGTAATATATTATTAGGTTTTGCACAAACAGAATGTGCAGTGTCTGATTATTGGACACAAAAAGTCGTATCGTGGTTTCCTAAACATGAGATACAGCAAATGGCTATGATGTTCGGCTCACAAGAAACAATACATGCTGTAGCTTATAGTTATTTAAATGAAACACTTGGACTCGAAAACTACGAAGCTTTTCTTCATGAACCAGCTACGGCTGCTCGCTTTGATAACCTTGTTGCATATAACGGCAACGATCCCGTGGGTATCGGAAAGTCATTGGCTACTTTTTCTGCTTTCGCAGAAGGAGTTTCTTTATACTCTGCTTTTGCCGTTCTTTATAGCTTTCAATTACGGAATTTACTTAAGGGTATCGGACAGCAAATGAAATGGTCTGTAAGAGATGAAAGTCTACACAGTAAGATGGGCTGCCAACTGTTTAGGCATATGTGTTCACAAATACCAGGATTAAAAGCTGAATGTGAACCACATATATTTGAAGCGGCTTTAACAATGCACAATGCTGAAATGACTTATATTAATAAGATATTTGAGATGGGTGATATAGAAGGAATGAAAAAATATGATTTGGTACACTTTATTAAGAAAAGAGTTGGCGACAAGCTTGCAGAGTTGGGTTATACAACTAAAAAGTATAAACAATGGGACTTCACGTTTTATGACCCCAAATGTATTGAAAATATGTCTTGGTTTGATCATCTTACCGGTGGTCATACTCATACAGATTTCTTTGCAGTTAGGCCAACTGATTATAGCAAGGCTAATGAAGGTGAAGACTTTGAAGATATATGGTAAAAAGAAGATTATTAGAGTTGCTAGTAAGAACTAGAAGATTAACGCCAACAGAAAAGTTAGCTAGTAGAATAGGTTACTTTGGTGCAGGCTGTTTATTATCAGCACACTGGACATTAGAACCTAAATTATATATAGCTGGCTTTTGTTGTGTGTTAATACAAGTAGCGTCAAGAAAACAATGGAACTTAGTTGTGTTGAATATAAATGGCTTAGTTGCATGGACAAAACATTTAATAAGTAATTTATAATGTGGAATAACGATTGGAAAAAAAATATAGATTATCCTTCATGGGGAGATACTGATGTTTATAAAAAAACAATTGCCGGAGGCTATTTATTTAATGGTGAATCTCCTCGTGACGCATATACACGTGTTGCTACAACTGTAGCGAAGCGTTTAAATCGCCCAGAATTAGCTGAAACTTTTTTTGAATATATATGGAAAGGCTGGCTATGTTTAGCGTCGCCTGTATTATCTAATACTGGTACAGATCGAGGTTTGCCTATCTCATGCTTTGGAGTTGATGTAGCCGATAGTATTTATGATATTGGTATGAAAAATTTAGAGATGATGCTGCTCGCTAAGCACGGCGGTGGAGTTGGTATCGGACTTAATATGATTAGACCCGCTGGCGCTAAAATAACTGGAAATGGAACATCTGATGGAACTGTGCCTTTTTGTAAAATCTACGATAGCACTATACTCGCAACGAATCAAGGATCTGTCCGAAGAGGAGCTGCAAGCGTTAACATTAATATTGATCACCCCGATTTTGAAGAGTGGTTGGAAATACGAGAACCTAAAGGAGACGTTAATCGTCAATCGCTCAACCTCCACCAGTGCGCTGTGGTCGGCGATAAGTTTATGCGAAAGCTTGATGCTGGAGATAAAGAAGCGAGAAGAATATGGGGAAAGTTATTACAAAAGCGTAAAGCAACTGGAGAACCTTATATATTATTTAAAGGAAATACAAACAAAGGTAATCCAGACGCTTACAGAAAGCACGGATTAAAAGTGCATATGACAAATATATGCAGTGAGATAACATTACACACTGATGAATCTCATTCATTTGTTTGTTGCTTATCATCGTTAAACTTAGCTAAATACGATGAATGGAAAGGAACTAACTTAATATACGATGCTATCTGGTTTTTAGATGGCGTATTAGAAGAGTTTATACAAAAATCAAAAGGTAAAGTTGGCTTTCATAATTCTGTAAGATCTGCTGAAAAAGGTAGAGCTTTAGGATTAGGTGTGCTTGGCTGGCATACATATTTACAAGAAAAAGGTTTACCATTTGAAGGATTATTATCACAATATGAAACAAGAAAAATATTTTCACAAATTAAAATCGAGTCTGAACGAGCTTCACGAGCTCTGGCTGAAACTTTTGGAGAACCTCTTTGGTGTATCGGTTCTGGTTTACGTAATACCCATTTACGGGCTATTGCTCCTACTGTCTCTAACTCTAAGCTTAGTGGAAACGTTAGCCCAGGTGTTGAGCCGTGGGCAGCAAATGTTTTTACAGAGCAAAGTGCTAAAGGCACGTTTATTAGAAAAAATCCAACACTTAAAAAAATATTAAGAAAAAATAAAATAGATAACGAAAGAGTATGGTTAAAAATACTAAAGGACGGAGGGTCTATACAAGGTTTAAAACAATTAGAGAACATTACACATGGGCCTCACGACATACCCGTCAAAGAAATATTCAAAACTTTCAAAGAAATTAATCAATTAGAATTAGTTAATCAAGCTGGCATAAGACAACAATATATTGATCAAAGTGTTAGCTTAAACCTAGCGTTTCCGGCAATAGCAACTCCAAAATGGATTAATAAAGTTCATATGGAAGCATGGAAAAAAGGTATTAAAACATTATATTATATGAGAACCGAGTCTGTACTTAGAGGTGATATAGCTGAACAAGCTATGGACGAAAACTGTTTAGCATGCGATGGATAGAATAACATTAGAACAAATATTAGAGCCAGTTGGCGTAGCAAACTTTTTTAAAAATTATTGGGGTAAAAAACATTTAGTAATTAGAAGAAATAAATTTAAAAATTTATTTACTTGGAATGATTTTAATAATTATTTAAATAGATACCCTTATGTAAAAAGTTTACAAATTATTGATTATTATAATGAAGGTGACGGCAGGTGGTGTTTAGATAAAGTTAAATCAGGCAAGCTTAAATTACCTGAGCTTAGTAAACAAGAAATGTATGATCAATGGAACAAAAAAGATAAAACTTTTGTCATACCTTTTGTAGAATATGAAAAGAAAAATTTAGTTGAAATATGTTTTGAATTTGAAAAGTATTTTGGTCATGGTCAAGCAAATATATATGCTTCGCCAAAAGCTAATTCAAAATCATTTCCCGCTCATGCAGACGGTACCGAAAACTTTTTATTTCATACCGAAGGCAAAACTAAATGGACTATATATAAGGAATTTGCACCAAGCAAAGCAAATGAAATAGCTGAAGAGTTTATTTTAGAGCCTGGTGATTTATTATATATACCACAATATCAATATCATAAAGTTGATACTATAGGACCAAGAATATTAATTAGTATACATTTTAAAAATAAACCTAATCAAACATTAGAAAAATTTACAATAACAGCTAATAATAAAAATTCAAGACATAAATGGATTAATTGGCAACCTAAACAAAATAATACAAAACAAAAACCAGTTCAAAGACTTATGAATAAAGCTAACTGGTCAAAACCTTTTTTTAATAAATTATGAAAAATTTAATAATATATTTAATATTAATATTATTTACAAATAATATAGAAAATAATATAGCAAATGATATTTGCCCACCCGAAGTACACTGGAAAGATTGTCCAGATCCTATAAAAGTAAAGCCCTATTTAGTTGTTTTAGAGGCTGAAAATGGAGCCCGTTTTTATGTTCCTGCTAATATTGTTAATGTTAATGAAGAACAATTTAAAAGATGGTATTATAGCGAAACTATAGAAATAAGACCTTATTATGAAGAGTGGTAAAATTTGGGGAAAAACAGAAATGATACACAAAAATGGTGTATTAGAATTTCACAGGATAGAATTTAATAAAGGATTTAAATGCTCAGAACATGAACATAGATTTAAATGGAACGGATTTTTTGTTGAATCCGGTAAAATGCTTGTTAGAGTTTGGCAAGATGATCAAGGTCTTGTTGATGAAACAATATTAGAAGCAGGAGATTTTACTATGGTTAAACCAGGTAAATTTCATCAGTTTGAAGGATTAGAAGACGGCGTTGCATTTGAATTATATTGGGCAGAATTTAATCACGACGATATTAATAGAAGAACTTCAGGAACAAAATCATGAAAATATTTATAGGACACGATAGTAAATATCCGCAAGCTACAGCTGTCTGTATAAAATCTATAAAAGACAACGGCTTTACAGGGCATATAGAAATATTAGATAAAACAGAATTAAAAACTAAAGGCATATACGATAGAAAAGATATAAAAGGAGAATCTACAGAATTTTCTTTTACTAGGTTTTATGTGCCATTATTAACAGATTATACAGGTATAGCGTTATTTTGTGATAATGATTTTTTATGGAAATGCAATCCGGAAGAAACTTTAGAATATTTAGAAGATAACGATGTAGCTGTTGTAAAGCACCCTATGTATTCAGCTAAGGGTAAAAAAATGGACGGCATTAAAAATAAAACTTATCCAAGAAAAAATTGGTCTAGCTTAATGTTATTTAATTGTAATAACTTAACATTTATGTCTAAAGAATATTTAGACAAAGCACCCGCGTCTGATCTTCATGAATTACGATGGGCTTATGACATAGGCGAAATACCTATGGAATATAATTGTTTAGTTGGTTATTATAATTGTGATAATGCAAAAGCTCTACATTATACCAACGGTGGACCTTGGTTTGATAAATATAAAAACTCAGAACAATCAGAACAATGGTGGAAGATATACAACAGTTTGTAAAAGATAAACGTATTATATTTGTTGGTAACTCCGTAGAGATTATGAATCATAAACTTGCAGAGTTTATTGATAAATATGATATTGTAGTAAGATTTGGTAGAGCAATAGAAGCTAATGCTTTACAAGAAGAATCTATAGGTACTAAATGTGATATATGGATTACTGGACAATTTAGAGCACCTTCATTTAATAATGTTAAAGAAAAATTTGAAACAGGTAAATTTAAAAATACAAAAATATTAGTTAATAGAAGTCGTGGTAATTTAAAATTAAAAGACTGGATTTTAGAAGATAGATTGCCAATAGATTTTCCTGAATATACTGAAATGTATTCAGATAATGAGTTAATTAATATAATGAAAGAGTTTGATAAAGATTTATTAGACACAAATGAATATAGGCCTAGTGCAGGATTTATAAGTTTATTATGGTTTATTGATAAAATAAAAACATATAAAAGTATTGATCTAATAGGTTTTGATTTTTTTGCTAAAAGTATAAATAAAAGACCACGTGATAAAAGAGGCCAAGTTAGTAATTGTAATCCGCATAGCTGGCATTTACCTGTATATGTATTAAACAGACCGGCTCATGATAGAGTTATGGAACAACAATATGTTAGCTCTCTTCAAAAAAGAGGATTAATAAATTGGCATATGTTAAGTGATTTAAATAAAGGAGAAGTTCCTTATACTGGATGGATGCAGGGTTTGAAGATAGTTAAAACTGCACCTAAATATTCTAAAATATCAAAAATTTTGCCACGATCTCAGCAATAATTTCTACACACAATAATAATAAAATTGGCAGGATATATTCCCACCAATCATACTTACCGTTATTATTAAAATCAAAAAATTTCATCTCCTCGGCTCCTTAATAGTTGCCGAATTGGAAGATCTATCTGTACTTGGAACAGATTTAGGGTTAGGTGTTTGGCCGTAGTTATTTTTACTACTACCGCTACTGCTACTAGCGCTATTACTGCTTCTGCTAGTGCCACTGCTATAACTAGGTATATAGTTATGATAATAAGGTCTATACCAATTATTCCAGCCATAGCCATAGCCAGAGCTATAGTTTATAATTCTATAATTAACGGGTCTTATAACATCAATAGGTAATTTTAATGTATCACCTTCTTGAGTTACAGCTAGTACATGTGTTATTTGTAATCTTGGCTTAGGTTGTATTGAACAACTAGACGCAAGTACAAAAAGGGCAAAAAGGACAATTTTCCATAGTTTCATTATATTACTTTATACTTTGTTTTGTTATTTTCGTCTTTATAAGCTAATAAACATCTATTTCTATTAGCTTCTTCATTTACATAGCTCACGTGCACCCAATCTGGGTTTTCGTCCGTTCCAAATTCCCATATCATCTGGTCAAACGATAAATTATTTTTTATATACTTATACATATCAGCATTACTCATATAACCATAAGTATCGTCAATATCCATTGCTTGACCATTACAATGTTGCGATTTTGAACTCCCGCCGATTGCTTTATTTAATTCAGGTCCACGATAGAACGAATTGATCTTTATAGGGCCGTTTACGTGCATTCTAAGAGGCTCAAATACTTTTTCTGATAATAACTCCATATTACTTAAATGAGCTTCTGTAGGTTCATTTTTTAAACCTAGCCTCGTAGCAGTATTGCTATACACACCCTCCTTATATGTAACGTGTTTGCTTATGTTTTTCATTTAATTAATTTGTAGATCTTCTTCTCAACGTAGGAACAACTTTACCGTCAATAACATCTTGAACGGTTTCTACGCTTACCTTTAGTTGCATAGATAAATCTGCTTGCCATGTAGCAACTGGTCTTCCGTCTTTTAATACTACAATTGCTGGTACAGATCTTATTGCTTGTTTTATACTTGGTTGTTGAGAATCAAAATCAACTTTTAAAATTTTTGCTCTTTTTAATTCGTCTACACCTTTCCAATCGTTTCTTACGTTCCAATTAGAATTCATATATAAGACAGTCATGTCTTGTGAAAATGAAAATGATGTAAATAATAATAATATTAAAGTGATTAGATTTTTCATATTTATTTTTTTGTTAGCTCATAAAGCTTTTCGTCTATATCGTCAAGCTTTTCAGCGTTTTTATCAACTTTCTCGTCTATATCAATTATTGTCGAACGAATTAATTCGTCTTTCAAATCGAATTCAGTTCTTGATATATCTGGTTCGGGTAATTGCTTAGCGAGCTCTATATCAGCCTGCAACGCAAAATAAGTTGCGGCTAAAGCAATAGCTCCGCCAACTATCATTCCGATAGTTTTGAGATCAAGTTGCACTTCCGTATTTTCTGATAATTTTTTTGCCATAACTATTAACTTTCTATACTATAT